TTAGGTGAATTATGGCTATAGATTATGAAATCTTTGATGGTAAATCACTATCATCATTATTTAAAGACATTTACGACAATACAACATTTAATCGCAAACAATTAGAAGTGCTAACAAGAGAACTTGTGCAGTTCATCAAGGATGGTGATACTGCAGTTCAGATAGTACCTATGATTAAAGAGTATTTAGAAATAAACGTAAAGAACGATGACCAACTCGTTAAGATGGCTGGTATCGTGCAAAGACTTATTTCTGCAGAGGGTAAAGTAGGTTCAGAAGATGAATATGGTTTATCAGAAGAAGAAAAAACACAACTACTTTCAGGTATGGAAGATACTATAAAAGATTTACAAGTAGAATCAGATAAGATACACAATAAAATAGAATCAGTAAAGGTAAATTAAATGAGTTATCGTGATGAACCAATAATCACAGATACTACTATGGAAGTAGGAACTGGCATGCCAACGTATAGTAGAATACGTGAGTTAGTCCAGAATATGATTAAGTCTTCTCATTTTGAATACCACGAAACAGAAGCTTTTGAAGTAAAAAAAATAAGTAAAGTCGCATACGGTGGAGTTCTAGGTAAGTTTATAGTTGAACCTGACCAACCGATAAAAGGTAAGGTTGTATTACCATTAATGCCACATATAACAAATATACCTGTAATAGGTGAGCACGTGGTGGTTGTTGAATATAATGCACAACACTATTATACTTGTATTATAAATAGAAAAAATTCAAACAATGAAAATTCTATTCCAGGTGCATCTGGTGATTATGTAGAAAATACAAAATATGGTGAAACGTTTCAAAAGAAAGATATTAGACGAGTTGAAGTAAATGAGGGTGAAATAGTTTATGAAGGTAGATTTGGCAATTCTATAAAACTTGGTTGTGACCCTAATAGTAACTCACCAATAATTAAAATACGATCTGGACAGGCTAATCTCAGTGCAGATGTTAAAAATAATCTTAATCTTTCTACTAAAGAAAGTATTGACAATGACCACTCTTCCATATACTTAACATCAAGTGGTGTATCTAATATAAAGTTTGATGGACAGACAATTGGGGGTAAAAAAATACTAATAAAATCTGACGGTATATTTATTAAAGGGAATGATATTAGATTAGGTGGTGTTATTGCAGGTGATTTACAACCAGTGGTTAGGGGTAATGATTTAAAAGAATTACTTGACCCAATATTTACAACACAAATCGGTGTAAATACGGTATTGATAGCAACAAATCAAGCTAAAATAACAGCTTTAACAGCAACAGGTGGAGTTGCAGCTCAAAAACAAATATTAGATATTAATGATCAAAATATAGAGTTAGCAAAATTAAATGTTGATTTAAAAATAGCAATAGAATCATCCACTTATTTAAGTAATACAGTAAAAACAATATAGGAGTTATTATGACCAAAAAAGACCTTGTAAAAATAATACGAGAAGTAGTTCGTAGAGAGGTGCAAAAAGAAGTTCAGAAGATATTTATTAAAGAAGAAACATCACCAACCTTAGAATCTATGGTATCTGAAATATCAATTCCAGAGGAAAAACCAATCGTAAAAAAACATTTTACTAAAAATAAAACTATAAATTCAATATTAAATGAAACTACGGCACTATCAAAATCACAAAAAGATGAATATGCTACTATGGGTGGCGGAACATTTGATACAAGTCGTATGACTGAACTTATGGGGTATGGTAAACCAGAAGAAGTTCAACGTAATATGGTGGCTGCAGATTCCTTCAGTAAAGCTGGAGTTCAAGCTGACCAAGTACCTGAACACTTAACAAACGCTCTAACAAGAGACTACTCTAGTTTAATGAAAGTACTTAACAAGGATAAATAATGGCAAGTGCATTAGAAACTGATTTAAATCCCAACACTTATGTTGGACTATCTTTTCCATTGAGAGCTGGTAATAATCAAGATTTTGCTATGACTAAAAATTCATTAGACCAGGCAAGACATAATTTAAAAAATTTATTATTAACTCAAGTTGGTGAAAGAGTAGGACAACCTCTGTTTGGTAGTAGGTTGAGAGAATTAGTTTTTGAACAAATAGATAGTGACCTACCAGGTAAAATAGAAGACGAAGTTAAACGATCTGTTGAAACGTGGTTACCATATATTAATATTGAAGAAGTAAACACACTTACAGACGATGGTGATAACAGTAAAATTTTTGTGGAAATAAAATTTTCTACTACTATAAACCCACAAACAACAGAATCAATAACACTAGACGCATCATACACGGCTACATAATAATCGGAGTTTTAAATGCCACGTACAAGTATAAAAAAGAACGCAGTAAAACAAGTTAATTATCTTAACAAAGACTTTAGTGATTTTAGAGATAATTTAATTGAGTTTGCTAAAGTATATTTTCCAAATACATATAATGATTTTAATGAATCATCACCTGGAATGATGTTTATCGAGATGGCAGCGTATGTTGGTGATGTTCTTTCTTATTATATTGATTCATCTTTTAGAGAATCACTTTTAGTTTATGCTGAAGAGAAACGAAATATTTATAGTATAGCCCAATCGTTCGGCTACAAACCACAAGTCACTTCACCTTCTACTGCTGTATTAGATGTTTTTCAAACTGTTCCAACTTTAAATGGTAATCCAGATTTAAGATATGCTCTTACAGTAGACGCTGGAACAGCAATTACAGCTACTAGTAATGGTTCTACTTTTAGAACGGTAGAGGATGTTAATTTTAATTTTTCAAGTTCTTTTAGTCCACGTGAAACTTCAATATTTGAAAGTGATAGCGGAACAGTAACTAAATATTTACTAAAAAAACAAGTAAGAGTAGAAAGTGGAAATGTAACAACTGAATTTTTTAGCTTTAATTCAGCTGAAAAATATTCAGAAATTAGATTAGCAAATGCCGATGTTATAGAAATTATATCATGTACAGATAGTGATAATAATAGTTGGTATGAAGTTGATTCTTTGGCTAGAGATACTATTTTTGAGGACGCCGAAAACAACTCATTGAATTCACCTGAAACTGTCGATGATAGAGATACAGCTCCTTATTTATTAAAATTAAAAAAAGTTTCCCGCAGATTTACAACATTTATTAATGAAAGTGATGAAACGGTTATTCGATTTGGTGCTGGTATATCAAATAATCCTGATGAGGAAATAGTTCCTAATCCAGATTCAGTTGGTTCTAATTTACCAGGTAGTCCAAGTCAACTTACAAAAGCATTTGACCCAAGTAATTTTTTAATAACAAAAACATTTGGTTTAGCTCCATCCAACACAACCCTTACATTTAAATATGCATTTGGTGGTGGTATAGATGATAATGTAGTTTCTGAAGATATTACAAACATAGCAAACATTTCATATCAAATACAAGATGATTTATTAGATTCTGGAACGGTAACCGATACTAAAAATTCAGTAGCCTTTACAAACATAAATCCAGCTAGGGGTGGTTCAGCTGGTCAAACGGTTCGAGAAGTTCGTGAAAGTGCCTTAGCTTATTATCAATCTCAACAACGAGCCGTAACAAAGGAAGATTATATTATTAGAGCTTATTCACTTCCTGCAAAATATGGTAATATTGCAAAAGTTCATTTAGTGCAAGATGACCAATTAAATAAATCTATAGGAACTGATGAGTTGGACAGATTAGTAACTGCAGAAGATGTTACCGATGGTAGAACAATAAAATCATTACAAGTTAGAACACCAAATCCATTAGCTATGAATATGTATACACTTGGATTTGATTCGGAGAAAAAATTTACAAATTTAAATCAAACAACTAAAGATAACTTAAAAACATATTTATCACAATATAGATTAGTTACTGACGCTATTAATATTAAAGATGCTTATGTTATTAATATAGCTGTTGAATTTGCAATATTAACAAGAGTTGGGTTTAATAAAAATGATGTTCTTCTTAGATGTGTTTCAAGTATACAAGACTTTTTTGATGTAGATAGATTTCAAATTGGTCAACCAATTATATTATCTGATATAGCATATGAGTTATCATTAGTAGATGGTGTAGCTTCGATTGTTCCACCAATTAATCAACCAGAGAATGAACGGTTACCCATTGTAGTAAAAAATAAATTTGAAACTAAAGATGGTTACTCTGGTAATGTGTATGATATAAAAACTGGAATAATAGAAGGTATATTATATCCTGCACTAGACCCAAGTATTTTTGAAATTAAATATCCTAATACTGACATACAAGGTAAAGTTGTCGGTGATAGTACAGGTACAACGGAGTAAGTTAATGCATTATTTTGAATTTTCAACTAAAGATACAACATTATATGAAGCTAGTTCAAGTTTAAACTCTGGCTTAGATGAGATATTAGAGGTTAGAAAAGACGTTAGTGACACCGGTGTTTTTGTAGACGCTTCACGAGTATTAATAAAATTTGATTTAACGTATATTCAAAACTCAATTGCTTCTGGTCTAATACCTGATTCTGGAAGTAAAGCTGCTAAATACTTTTTAAATTTATTTGATGCACATCCTACGTCTTTAGCATCATCACAAAGTTTATATGCTTACCCAGTAAGTCAGTCTTGGATAATGGGTGATGGTCATAGTTATGATGACCCTGTTACTACTGAAGGTTGTAGTTGGGGATTTACAGACGGTTTAACTGATGGAACTTTATGGACACCAGAAATAAGTTCTTCAGGTGGCACTTGGTATCAAAATTCAGCGAGTGGTTCATTAGATTT